CGCTTGGCCAAGGTAACTCCGCAACTTCCCCGCGCCACTGACTGCAAGCCAGTTGTGGCGCGGGGCGTGAGCGATCAAGGCGCCTGCGGCACGTCGTAGTGCAACACCACATCCGCCTGAGCCTGCGTCAGCAATCCCACCGAAACGAGGTAGCCGACACCTTGCGTAGTGGTCGGATGCCCGAGCCGAACTGTCTGCACGGCGTCGATCTGCGCGAGGATCGCGGCCACGGTCGGATTGCTCGATGCGTTGATGGCATCCATTGCGGCGCCTGGAAACCTGCGAACGAATGCGGAGACCGGGATTCGGTCGACGTTGGTGGACTCGGCCCACGATTCCGCAACGCGCTCGATTGCGGCCTGCACGTAGGCATCGACGCTGGCATACGGCGGATCGCCATCGGTCGGAATCGTCGCGAGGTAGGCCGCGGTCGCTGCGGCAATGTGGCGCTTGTTGGTGAGCGTGACTGTGATGGTCATGGCGGTCCTTTAGGTAAACGCAGCCGACGCTTTCCACGCGCCGCCCGTGTAGACGTAGAGCTTCAGGTTTGTCGAATCCCACACCATCGGAATCTGGCCGGTCGGAATGTCGGCGGGTGTGCCGCTCGGCGTTCCGGCGCATGACGGGATCATCAGGAATCCAACCGTTGCGCTAGTCGAAAGAGCCGCATCATTGAATGCAATCGAACCATCGGAGCCGGTGCCGGAGCCCTCGGCGTGGATGACCGCCGTTGACGTGTTCCACTTGTGGGTCAGCCAGGAATAGTTCGACGAGTCCGCGTAACTGCGCGTGACGCGGAAGGTCTGCGCTGTGGTCGAATTGCGCAGATTGAGCACTGCCGCGGCGTCGCGGAACAACCGAACATCCGCCGTCGCGATGTAGGTATTGGTCGCGTCGCCAAACCCGATGTATGCGCCAGAACTTACCCTAATCCCATTGCCAGCATCAATGAACAGTCCGGCTCCGGAACTGCCATCGTCAAACATCCACTCACCGGATGCGTCCGAATAGATGCGCGAGATGTTGGTGTTTGCCAATTTGACTTGCAGATACGCGCCGGCATGGCCGCTCACCAATTTTGCGTAGGTCGTCGATTGGTCGGTTGCGCTGACTGAAACCTCGCCGGCCTTGAGGAGTCGCGCCCGACTGCTTCCGCCGATTTGCCAGTCCGCGAGAATCGAGCCAGCTGCGCTCGCGGTATCCGTGACGTTGAACTTCCAGCCGGTGAACGTGACGCCAGCAGCGTTCCATGTCTGGCTGAGATCGAAAATCGGCTTGGAGCTGGTGACGGTTGCGCCAGTGATTGCGATACACCGATTGGTGTTGTCCACAACCGAGCCGGCCACGCCGTCGCATGCGCCCGCGTTGTTCCATAGCAGTTGAGTTGTGCTGCCGCCGATTGGTCCGGTCGCGCCCGTAGCGCCCGCCGCCCCAGCGACGCCAGTCGCCCCGGTTGGGCCCGTCGCACCATCCGCTCCGGTAGCACCCGCGGGGCCCGCCGCCCCAGCGACGCCCGTGGCTCCGGTTGGGCCCGTTGCACCATCCGCTCCGGCCGCACCCGTCGCTCCGGCAGCACCCGCGGGGCCTGTGGCGCCCGTAGCCCCGCCCGCGCCATCGCTGCCTGCTGTGCCCGTGGCACCAGTTGGTCCCGCTGGGCCTGTGGGTCCGGTTGGGCCTGTTGCGCCCATCCCGCCAGCCGTAATGCCTAGATTGTCGCGACCCTGCTCCTGTTGCTCTGCCGTCAGCCCCTGCGCGCCGTCATAGCGCACATATCGCCCGTCCCCGCTGGGCATCTGTTCGCTCGGTGTCACGTCACTAGCGCGCGTCCGGTTGCCGCGCACGATGACCTTGCCGCGGTACGGGATAACGCAGTCGTCCTCGTCGGCGAGATCGTAGTCTTCGATGTCATAGACCCATTCGACGCGATCAGCGAGCACTACCCATGCCGCGGAAACGCTGGCGCCGATGGTGATATCGATCGCGCTGGTTCCGTCGAACAGCACACGGGCGTTGGCGTCGCCGTTGTGGGTAAGAATCTGCACGACAGTTGCGGTGCTATCGGCAAGCCGGATGTGCATGCGCTGGCCGCGGCCCGTGGTGCCGGCGTAGTCGAGCGATAGCTCGAACGCTTGGCCTTGGTAAATCGTAATGTCGCGCGTTGTGGTCATGTGCGCCCCGTGATAATTTGACGCGCGATCAAAGGAGACCGCGAAATGAACCGCTTTCTGTTCGTTGTGTTGTTGCTGATTTCGTTCGTCGCGAGCGCCGCAGACACGATCCGAATCGGGTCGCGCATCGTCACCACTGGCATGTCAACCGCTGACGTGATCGACCGCGCCGGGCGCCCGTCGCGCACTGTGCAACTCGAAAACGGATACGGCGCCGCCATGGGTGAGCGGTGGGAGTATTACCAGGGCAGGAAGCAGTTCAATGTGTGGATGAGCGGCGGGAAAGTCACCCGCGTCGAAGAACTGTAGCCCGCAACTTGTCGCGCGCCGCAGCAATCGCGGCGCGAATCTTCGCGCATGTTCCGCACGGTTCCGGCCTCGGTTTTCCGCCGGGGTGCCGCTTGGCATTCTGAGGTACGATCAGATTGCGCACGCAATTGGCTCCGATGCGTAGGTTTCGCCGGCTACAGTAGCGTAGACCACAAGATTGCCGACGGTCACGTTAGTGCGGATCATCTGCACTGAGTCAGTTGACTCAAACGACGGGTCGAACCCGACCTCGTCTGGCTCTGCGTCCATGCCGTCCCACGTGAGCGCCCACTCTGCGCTGGCCGCTCCGCGCATCCACACGATCCACGTGCAGGCGAAACCCGCGTAGTTGCCAATCTCTACCAGGTACGGCCCTGAGACTGTGGTGCCTCCTGTCGCCGCCGTTGTGGCACGACGGCCGGCGCGCGTCATCCTGATTCCGATCTGCACGGCCGGGGAATTCGACGCAGCGCGGATGGCCCGGATGCGCTGTCTCATGGCACGAGTACCTGCAGTGTGAACGGGTTGAACCCGGAAGCCGTGACGAGAATCGTGTGCGGTCCGGGTGGCATGAGTGACACTGGGAATGCCACGCGGCCCGCTCCGTCCGTGAATCGAGTTGTAGCGCCATCCAGCAGGCATGCAGCGCCAGCCAGCGGAGCGCCCGTGTCGTCGGTGATGACTATCTCGCGATCGTTTCCGCGCGTCGTCACCGTCGCGCCGGTGTACTGCTCGGGCGCGTAGGCGACGGAACTCGAAACGATGTCGATTGACGGGACCGAACCGGACGCAAGCTCAAGCACGGGCGTGGATCCGCGATCGGCGATGGCCGACGCCGTGACCAGCGCAGCGCCGCTTAGGCCGAGCGCCGGAACAGATGCTGTGACGACTTCTCCCGGCACGATGCGCCGTTGCTGTCGAGCCGCGCGGACGGTGTAGCGTGGTCGCGCCCGGTCGCCAAGGATTCGCCCGCCAACGTCTGCGGCTACTCGCGCGTCAGTGACCCATGGCAGCGTCACTTCTGCAACCACTTGCCCGCGCAGTGTTTCGACTGCCGCGGCGCGTAGCTCCATGCTGGCGCGTGGCTTGCCATCCTCAAGCGCGTAGCGGATGCGCAGGCGAGTCGCGATGCTGTCGCGGGATGCGCTGCCGCTCGGCGTATCTGCTGCGCGGATCGTGACCGTAGGCGACGAGCGCGGGCGTAGGCGCATCAAGCCCGGCAGGCTGCGACTGAATGCCGCATAGATCGAGTCCGCGATTCCGACAAGCGCGGATTGCAGGCTACCGGATTCGATGCTGCCGGCGATCTCGATCAGGCGCGCGTGACACTCGACACGGAATCCCGACAGGTCGCCGCGGTCAATGGTCTTGCCACCACGCCGGCAAATGTCGCCAATGATGTCGGCGGGGTTGGTCATCAGCGAGCCGGACAGCACATCAAGCGCGCCGTCACCGACAGCGATCAATTCGACACCCTCATCTAGCGCGTCAACGGTTTCAATGACCGTAATCGCGTTGCCCGCGGAGTCGGTTTCATTGCGCCATTGCCAGCCGTCATATGGCAGCGAATCGACCTCGACGGATGCGATACGGCTGGATGCGTGGTCAGCCCACAGCCATCGCTTGCCGGTCGCCCCGAGTCGAACACACTTGCCGGCCACGTTGCGCCCGTAGCGCCATGGTAAAGGCACTACGTCGCGGAAAATTCCCAAGTCCGCATTGGTGCGCAGCGGCAGATCGTCAGTCCATCCAGCCGACTCGCAATCCAAATCGAACCCGTCGCTGCCGCCGTCAACGGATGACACGATGCCCGTTCGCGAGAGGGTGCCGCCGTCCATCACGTCGACACGCACGCCGTAAGGCGCCTGCGCGGACAGTAGCCGGCGCAGAGTCGCGCTCGGTCGGTCCAGACTCACGCGGAAGTTGTCGTTTTGCTGCCCGAGTTGCGCGGCTGTGTCGGAAACCGAAAACGGTACGCGCATCATGGGATGTAGTGGGTTCATCCGCCCCCGTAGCGCGTCCACATCGTAGACCTGCGCGGGCGGGATCGTGTGTAGGTAGAGCCAGATTCCGGCGGCGTCGCTGACTGGCGACCCGGTGCCCGTGCCTGATCCAGAAGCACCGGCAATCGAGCCGCCGCCGTCCGCGGAACCTGAGCCATCCGCGCCGCATTCTGACGCGCCGGAGCCGATGGCTAAATTTGATTCGCCGGAGCCTATTGCGCCAGCAAGTGACGCGCCGGTTCCGGTGATCGCGTTTGACCCGGTGCCGCTCGTTGCGGTGCCCGCAATAGACGCGCCGGTGCCTCCGCTTGCCGTGTAGCCGGTCGCATCCGCCATTGCGCCAGCGGAAGATGCGCCGCTTCCTCCGCTAGCTGTGTAGCCAACGCCTGACGTGGTAGCGCCAGCAATGGAGGCGCCAGTGCCAATCACGGTATCAGGCGGTCAGGGTGACGGGGACGGAGATCGAAAACGCCGTGAGTCCGCACGGCAGCCCGGTCGTGAACGTGGTGTTCCCAAGTTTGATAGCGGCCGTGCTGGACAGGCTGCCAACATCGTAGACGGCCACCCGGTCGCCATTGGCGTTGTTCAAAATTGCGAACGTTCCCGTGCCATCGGCCACGGCATTCGCGCCCGTGATCGTGTCGAAGTTGACGACGCGCGACGCTGCCGCGCCGGCCTCTACCGGGTCACTGCATGCAATCGTTGCCAGTAGCGTCTGGGTCGTGATTGCCGTTTCGCCGGTCGCCAAAATCGTGCCGTTGTAGAACTCGAACTCAGCGTTTCCTGCGCCGGAATTGATGAACGGAATCAGCCCGCTATCAAGCATGGCGTTCGCCGCTGCGTCGGAATATCGCGTGATTGCCATGGTGTTACCTCGGCGTCAGTGTGAGAGAGAGCCCCACCCGCCGCGATGCCGCGGGAGCCTGGAACCCGGATACGTCGTCAATGTCGATTTCGTCGGCGATGGTGCAAAGCGTCGCCTCACCCTCGGGTGACACGGCGCCGATTCGCGCATCATCGTTTGTCGTGGCGTACTCAAAGGCCGCCAGCAAGTCGTCTACGGATGCCTGCGTGCAGCTTTCATGCGTGACCGTGCCGCCGAGTGCGCGGGTGCGCTGCCCCGTCGCGAGGCGCGTTCTACGGCGCCATGTGCCATGCTCAACCGTCGCAGCGGTGCCGCTGACAATCGGGCGCTCAGGGATGCCGAGATAGGCCCAGCCGATGCTGCCGCTTTCGTTGACCGCCAGCCGCCACTTGGCGCATGTGGTGGATGCGAACAGCGCCGCCATTGATCCTGTCGCCCATGTGACGACCTGCGTAAACGCGACGGTCGCCCAGTTGTCATTGCTGCCGGTGAGCGTCACCGTTGCGGTGCTCGGGATCGTGTGCATTGCGAGCAACAGGGTGTCAGCCGCGCCGCTTCCGCTTGGGGTGATGTTGATCAGCGTCGATCCGGTCCACGCCATTGACTCGTCATCAGGCGAGCGAGCGCGACCGACGCCGGACGATGCCAACATGGTGAACTGGTACACGTCGCCGTCCGCCCATGACGGGGTGGCGCCGACGACAAAGGCCGCAGTGATTCCGGTCGATAGCGAAACCGTGGCCGCGATGTCTGCCGTGGTCCAACTGCCGCCGTCAAGGCGCCATCGGAACTCGCCGCCCTCTGCGCTGAATGTCCAACGGTCGCCGGGCTGGAACTCGATTGCTCCCGGCGTGATCGTCAGCGATAGCCCGCCGTTGCTGTAACTGCTCAGCGATGTGGTGACGAGTTCGTAGTTGATCAGCGGCCCGACAACCGAACCGCGCACGCCGAAGACAATCGTATCGTTGCCCGTCTGCCCGCCGCCGAGCGCAACCGGATCAGCACGGACAATTTCGTATTCGATGAAATCGCCCTGCTGGTATGTGCTTCGCCCGTTGGCATACGGGCTCGTCGTGATGATCAGCTTGTCACCGACTGCGAGATTCTCGATGCAGCCGATTGCCACGCCAATTCCGAATTCGCGCGTTGCAGTCGGAACGTCTTGGTCTAATTCGTCGTCGTGGACCATTTTGGCCGAGTGGTAATAATACCCTGGCTGAATTGGAAGCAAGCCGTCCTGGCTCACAAACCAAAAGTCCCCGCCGTGATCTTGCCACACGCCATTCCCTTGGCTTGCGGCTACATCAAAAGGGCTGAGCAGATTCCCCGCAATGTAGGCGTTGGTGATTGACGCCTGCACGCGGCGCAATAACGGCTCAAGATTCTGCGTCAGGTTCTTTGCGCCCGCGATGGCTTGCGAGAGATAAACCTGCAGCATTTCCGGATCGCCGATTCCAGTCGCGCCACCGTAGCCGGAATTGATGAACGCCTGATAGACGCCTGTTTTCCACGAGTGCGCGCCGTTGTTGGTGGCGTACATCAGCGGCGTCAGTGCGTCGTCAATATAGTCCCACTCATCCTGCAACGCAGCGGCTACCGCAGAATCGAGCGCACCAGTTCCGCCCATGGCGTTATAAATTGCGAGCGCGTGAGTCTGGAACATATCGGCAACCATCGTGATTGCGCGAATATCCTGTTCCTCAAACTTCGCGATAACGCTGACTTTCTGGAATACCCCGTTGACGATTCCGGCTGGTGGGAAATTGGGCGGCGTCGCCTCTCCGTCCTGCGTCAATTCAGCGCTATCAACCACGCGCAAACCACTGAAGTACGCGGTCAACTGCGTGTCGTCATCAGTCAGGGTGAAATAGCAGTTGAGCGCAAGAGCGCCCTTGCGCCACGTCGCGACCTGCTGATAGAAATCCTTTACGGCTGCTGGCAATGTCGCCACGGTGGCAGCCTCCTCTTCAATCCCAAGATAGTCATTATTCGGGCCTCCGATAATTGGCACGGATTCGCAGTCGCAAGCCGCGCCGGGATGCGGGCGCCACTCAAACACGTAGGTAGCTGTACGGGCCTCCGCACCGAGCCGGAAGTTCCGCTCGCACAGGGTTGGTACGGATGCGCCGGGGTCGCGCGGGCCGAGTTCCAGATATGCGGACCGGTCGCCCTCAGGCTCCACAGGTGCGGCCAGTTGAATCGGGATCGTGAACCCGTATCCGCCATCGCTGAATGCCTCGCCCGTGGTCACAGTGCCAAGGTCTTCGCTAACCGATCCGGTAACGGACCAAATCTCAGCGCCCGGAATCGGGGCGCCCGTGCATTCGATGCGCAGAAGTTCGGTTGGCGCTGCCGTGGCTACGGTCAGATCGATGGTGGCGCGCTTGATATACGGAGACCCATCGCGCGTACTGCCGGCGCTGTAGCTCGCCGTGTAGACGCTCAGGTCATCGCATGCCATCCCGCCAGGGCGTCGATCTTGTGCGATGACGCCGTCGACTTCGATCAGCGTCGAGTCTGCTTGAATGTCGGACAGTAGCGAGTAGAGCGTGGTGACGCCGGCATAGGTTTCCTCGACCGTAACGCCATCCAGAACCTCGACAGTGCGCCCGCCAGTGATCGCATAGACGCGCGTTCCGATGGGCACAGCGCGGCGCAGCGCGGGCGAAACGTGGTAGCGATAGGCGCCGTCGCGGAAGGTGCGCCAGTGACGGTACGCGGTCGCATCGTCACCGAAGCGCAGACGCGGCGCGGACTCCGGAACGGTGCCCTCGGGCTCAAGCAACGGGCCGCCAAAGTGGTATTGCTCGCCGGTGAACTCAGACGCGCCCGCGCTCATCTCGCTGGTGGTGGCGTAATCGGTCGCCGTGGCCGTCAGGCCCGACTGAGACACGCGCACCGACAGGTTGTTTCCAGCACTGCCCGCGGTCTGTGCGCGCAGGTTGACGGACTGGAACGGCGCCCAGGCCTTGCGGGTGGGCGTGCCGGTGTCCAAAACGGTGATGGTGAACTCTTGCGCATCGATCCCGCTATCGGCGCTGACGCCGGTCAGCAGGCCATTGCCGACACCCGAATACACCGGTGCGCTCAGCAGCGGCGCACCGTTTATCGTGGTACTGATGACCTCAATGTCTACCGTCGCGTCATCGGCTCCGGTGTAGCTGCCGGACAATGCAATCGACCCGCCGCCGTCAGCATCCCGCGACACCAGCTCCCACGCGGACGAGGCGAGGCAGTTCGTCGCCGCCAAGGTTGCGGTGCGGAAAATGTTTTCGAGCCCGGTCGGGTATCTCATCGGCTGAGCCTGTTGATTCGTTCGAGTTCCGGAACGACCGCCTGCGCGACGAATTCCCGCGCCTGTTCGTTGGTCATGCCCTGCACTACGATGTTGATTTGCGGTGCCTCGCCGCCGCGGTTTCCGCCCGCTGAGTTGCCGCGGCCACCAGTTGCCGCTGGCGTCGCCTCGGCAGCCTGAGCGGCGTTGCCCAGCCCTCCGGCCAGTTGCTGCCGGCGCTGCTCAATCTCGATTCCCCGCTCGGCCTCGGCGTTCGACTCGCGCCGCGCATTGGCGAGCTTCAGTTCCTGCTGCACCAATTCTTCGACGAGCCTGGAACTGCTACCGTACTGATTGATGATCCGTTGCCGAATGCGGTCTTCCTCCGTCAACTCGGCGTTCTGCCGCTTCCGGATCTCGATTGCCGCAAGCAACTGCCGCTCTTCATCGGCCCCCTGCGCAAACCAGTCATTGAGCGTGCGCAGGTAATCGCGCACAGACTTTGATGCGCCGGCAGCCTCAAGCGCCTGTCTGACAAATGCCTCTGTGAGATTTCCGAGGCCGATGGCGGTCGACGACGACTGCCGGCCGATGTTGCCGAACTCTTCCGACACCTGCGAGGCGCTACGTCCGGCTTCGTCTGCTGCGTCTGCGGCGTCGCGGGATGCGGCGGCTTGGTTGCGAAGCGCTCCGGATGCCCGGTCCGCGCTCTCCGCTAACTTCTCATTGGCGCCGGATGCCTCGTCGATCTTTTCCTTGGTCTTGGCAATCTGCGCTTCCAGCGCCGCGGCATCTTGAGCAAGCTTGACGAATTGCGGAGACCCAGGAGCGGCGGCGTTCAGTTCCTCACGCACGTCCTTCAGTCGCTTCTGCAGCGCATCCAGCGATAGCGCCGACGTGTCAGCGGCAGCGGCAGCGCTACCGAGTGACACCTCAATCAGATGCGCGGCGCGCGGCATTGGCGCCATGCTGTCCGCTGCATCCGACGCGGCAGTCCCTGCGTCGCCTACGGAACTGGCAAAGACCTGTGCGCTGCTTGCCGCCCCGTCGACTTCTGTACTGAGCTCGCGGGTGCGTCGCTTGTTCTTGTCGAGCCCCGCGCCGAGGCCATCAAGCCCCTTTCCGGCCTCGCGCGCGGCAACATTTAGGCGAGACATAGGAGCCTCAAAAAGCCCCGTTGCCTCAGCTAGTTCGCGCGTCTTGTCCGTTACGTATCCGACACCATCGCCAACAAGCACGATCGCATCGGCGGTGGTCTGCACAATGATGACCAGACCATCGAAGACCGTCTTCATCTGCCGCGCAAATTCAGCGGCGTCAACGGCGATCTGTTGGAAGTCTAGACCGTCGATTGTTGCTGTAACAGAATCAAGCGCATCTGTTGCAAAGCCGATGATCTGATCGCGCAAGCGCGCGAACTGCTCAGAGTCAGCGAATGCAATAACCTTGGCTTGTAGGTTTTCGACTGCAACCGTCAGTGGCTCAAGCGCAGGCTCCAGAGCCGCATCACGCAAATTCACCAGCGAGTTTTGCAGCCGCGCAAGCGCAGCGTTAAACGTGTCGCCCATGATCGCGGAGGTGCGCTCAGCAGCGCCGCCGGCCGCCTCCAACTTGGCTGTGAGTTCGGCAATCGCGCCGCCGCCGCTATTGACTAGCGACAAGATCGCCGGCCGCGCTTCCGAGTCCAGCGCCAGCATAATCTTCTTTGCGCCGTCGCCTTTCTTCCCAAGCGCCTCGATTACCGTCGCGAAGTCGCGCGACTGGATGCCCATCAGCACCACCTCGCCGCGCAGTCCTCGGCCCATCCTGACATCACCGAACTTCGCCCACTCTCCGGCCAGGTCGGAATCGTTGCGGGTGTCGATGCGGAAGGCAGAAATCAGGATGCGCTTGGCGTCCTCGGCGTCTGCCAGGTCGGGCACGCGCTCACCCATCTGCTGGGCAATCTGGCCGATCAAGCTGTGGAAATGCCGGTTGTGGTTGTCACGGCGTGTCTCAGGCTCCAGCTTGGCCACCATGCGATGCCCGGCCATCAAATACGGCTTGGCGGTGTTGTAGATGTGGGTGATGGCCTTGTGTGCCTGCACGGGCTCCCACAGCGGCATGGTCAGGCGTTCACTCACTCCGAAGCCTCCATGCCGACATTGCCGCAGGCGTGCCAGCCCTCGGGCTTGCCCGCTTGCCTGGCCTGCTGCGCATCGATCTCTGCAATGGCCCGCTTGAGGTAAACGGCCTTGTCGAGCGTTTCCTCATAAGCGTGGTGGAGGAGCCGTGCACGCAGCGACGACGGGTTTTCTGCCACGATCATGCCGTACTTGTTTTCCCCGAATGCCTGGCGGCGGGCAATGTCCGCGCAGACTTCGGCCTCTACGCCGTCTTTCAAGAAGATTCCGACTGTCATGCTATCACCTCCCACGCTTGCGCGGTGCGGGCGATAACGCGGGCTGCGCTTCCATCGCCGGTTGTTGTAATTGCCACTCTGGCTTCTTCGCCATGGCCCTGATTTCCTGCTCTGGCAAGCCCAGCGCCATCGCATCGGCCAGCGCCGCTCGGCACCTGTTGCGCTTGTCGTCCGGTGCCAAATTCAGGCGGCGTTGAATGAACTGGATGCGCCGGGCCGTCCAGTGCTGGCAGCATCTCGATATGCTCTCCACGGGCGCGAAGCCATGCGGCAGTCAGTAGGCGCTTCCATGTGTCAATGTCGCGCTTCTTGCCTGCCCATTCGATGTTCTTTGAGATGTGGCCCAACATCGCGTGAAGCATGCGGTTCTCTGCATCGCTTCGCTTTTCTTGGCGAAGCTCCAATACCATGCGATGCCCAGCGGTCAACATGGCTTTAAGCTGCGGCCACAGTTGAGAAGTCATCGCGCCGTGGGCCTGCACAGGGTTGATGCAGGTGATTTGCATGCGGCTCACGGTTTGAACTCCAGCACAGCCTTGATAGCAGCGTCGGCAACCGTGTAATCAAACCCTTCAATCCACCAAGACGGCATCATCCCGCCCATTTCTTCGCGGAATCTTGCAAGCGCTGCCTGTTGCTTTGTTGTGTATTTGTGGGCAAATTGAGGGCGCATCCTTGACGCCTCACGAATCGCCTCGCACATTGCCTGCTTGGCAATCAGCATGGCGGCCACGGTGGGCGCGGTGGACGGCGTCACGTCATATTCATAGCGCCGCGCACCATCTGCATAGGCATAAGTCAGGCGAAACGTGCCCACCGCCATGCTGTCCATTCGGTTGTTATCTGCCCAATGAGCAGACACTGGCACATACTTTCGTCCGACTTTTTTGTATAGGGTTTCTGTTTTCATTTATCGCCCTTCAACTCTTTCAATTTCTCATCGAAAGCAACTTGCCATTCAAGGTGATGCTCCGGCTGAGTCAAGTAGTGGTATGGGTTCCATACTTGATGCCCTCGATGCGCGTCGATTGCATCGCGCTCGGCTTGGGTTTGGATTTGGGTCATGCAACACCCCTTGCCATGCGGTGCGCTGCCGATTGAAGGCGTGCATTGAACCAACGCCGAATGACGTAGCTTCTGGCAACGCTTACCAGCGTGTAAAGAACGCCGATAAAAAGGTTTTGCCCTAGCGTGATGTTGAACCCGACAAGCGGGAGAATTACAAAGTTAGCGGCCATGTTGATGACAAAGCCAATGCCCACATTGAGCATGGCTTCGATCAAACTACCTAATCTAGTTTGATTCAT